GCAACGGAAACGACCTATGTGACGGGGCTTTACTGATGGACGTTCGCACCCGGCACTTCACGATGACGGCGGAGCGCGCTGCGGAATGGCAGCTGATGCGCGACGCGATGGACGGCGAAAGCGCGATCAAGCGCGAGGGCGAGGTCTACCTGACGAAGCCGTCCGGCTTCAAGGCGGACCCGCTGACCGAAAACGAGAAGTATTTGGCCTATCGCAACAGGGCGCAATTCCCGGAAATCCTTGCGCCGTCGGTAGCCGCCATGATCGGCATCATCCACGGGCAGGAGATCGGAATCGAGATACCGCCAGCCCTGGAATACCTTTGGGAAAACGCGGACGGCAACGCCCTCCCGCTTGAGGCGTTCCATCGTCGGATCACGCGCGAGCTGTTGGTGATCGGTCGCTATGGCGTGCTGGCAGATGCTCCCGAAGATGGCGGGGAGCCATACCTTGCAGGCTATTGCGCGGACGGCCTGATCAACTGGGATCGGGACTGGTGGGTCTTGGACGAAAGCGGCATGACCCGTCGCGGCTTCGTGTGGCAGAAGTCCCTGCGATACCGGGTTCTATCCATCGAGGACGGGGCCTACGTCCAGGCGATCTATGCCGGCGACGCGCTTGCCCCCGTCGTTGTGCCGGTGACGGCGACAGGTGCAAAGCGGCTATCGGAAATTCCATTCGCTATCGCCAACGCCCGTGACCTTTCGGCGCGGATCGAGACGCCGCCGCTGATCGGCGTGGCCCGTGCCGCGTTGGCAATCTATCAGCTTTCCGCCGACTACCGGCATCAGCTCTACATGAGCGGCCAGGAAACCCTTGTTGCGATCAACGGCGATGCCCCGAAGGCTGTAGGGGCAGGGGTTGTGCATCGCATGATGGGCGCGGAGGGCATCACCCCGGACCTGAAGTATGTATCGCCTTCTTGTTCCGGGATCGAGGCGCACTTGAAGGCGATGGAGGATAACCGCTTTGCCGCAATGCAAGCCGGGGCGCGGCTTCTAGAGCAACAGGACGCGGTTCAGGAGTCGGGCGCGGCGCGCAAACTCCGGTTTGCTTCGGAGACCGCAACCCTGACGAGTTTGGCGCAATCGTCGTGCGCGCTGTTGGAAAAGTCGCTGCGCAACATCGCCATGATCAAGGGCCTGCCGGTTGACGGCATTGTCGTCACCGCGCCGACCGATCTTCTTGACCGATCCATGACGCCCACTGATCTGGCCGCACTGTTCGGCATCTACCAAGGCGGCGGCATGGCGTGGGAGACGTATTATGCCGCCGGGCAACGTGGCGGCATTTTCTCGGCTGAACGAGACGCAGAGCAAGAACACGCCTTGGTCGATGGCCTTGGCGAAGACGACCTGACAACCGTTTAACCGCCCCGATGGGGCTTTGAAAAGGATACGGGCGATGCCCTTGAAGACCGTGCTTGAATCCCTCGATGGCGTCGATGACGCCCTGAAGTCCTTCTACGCTGAAACCGAAGGCAAGTTCGTGCTGCAGGTGGAGGGCGTGGACGATCACCCCGAGGTCGCCAACCTCAAGAACGCTTACGAGCGGACGAAGCGCGACAAGGAGACAGAGCGCACGAAGGCGCAGGCCCTTGCCGCCCGCATCGCGGAACTGGAAAAGGGCGCGCCTGACACCGCTGCGACGCAAGCCAAGATCGCGGACCTGCAAGCGAAGCTTGACGCGGAAATCGCTAAGACCGGAGAGCTTTCGACCAAGCTGACCGGAGTAACCCGCGACCGGACCCTTGCAGAAGCGCTCACGGCTTCCGGCGTCACCGAACCAGCGTTCCTTAAAGCATCGCAAGCCATGCTCTCGGGCATGGTCAAGATGGGCGAGGATGGCACCGCCTTTGTGGAGACCCCGATGGGGCCGAAGCTGGTATCCGCTTTCGTGAAGGACTGGGCCGCCAGCGAGGGAAAGGCATTCGTGACGCCCGCCCAAGGTGGCGGCGCAAAAGGTCAGGAACAGGGCGCACGGCCTGGAACGATCAAGCGTGCTGACTTCGACCAAATGAGTCCAGCGGCCAAAGCCGACGCCATGAAGGCCGGCGCAACCCTGGTAGACTGAGCGCCTGGCCCTCGGATGGGGGCGGGCACAACATCCCCCATCATAAGGAACCAATACCATGCCTAACACCATCACCGGCCTCATCCCGACGCTTTACGAGGCGCTGAACGTCGTCAACCGCGAACTCGTTGGTTTCATTCCTGCCGCCACGCGCGACACGAAGGCCGAGCGCGCGGCGCTCAACCAAACCATCCGCATTCCCGTGCCGACTGTGGCCGCAGCGCAGGACGTGACACCGGGCGTTACCGCGCCGAACGCTGGCGATGCGACCATCGGTTTCATCGACATGACCATCAGCAAGTCGCGCGCCATTCCGATCCGGTGGACCGGCGAGGAACAGCGCACCCTGTCCACTGGCGATGTGCCGCAGATCAACACGATCCTGCGCGATCAGTTTGCAGAGGCCATGCGCGCCCTTGTGAACGAAATGGAGGTTGACGCCGCTCTGGCCGTGAAGGCCGGCGCTTCCCGCGCCACCGGCACGGCGGGCACTACGCCCTTCGCGACGGCGGGCAACATGGATGACCTGGCGCTCCTGCGTCAGATCCTCGAAGACATGGGCGCGCCAACGTCCGACCTTCAGTTCGTCGGCAACTCGAACACTTGGGCCAACCTGCGCGGCAAGCAGAACACGCTCTTCCGGGTGAACGAGTCCGGTTCTTCCGACATGCTGCGCAACGGCATGACCGACCGCCTGTTCGGGTTCGCCATGCGGAACTCGGCAGGCATCACCCCGCACGTCGCGGGCACCGGCGCGTCCTACACCACGTCGGGTTCCGGCCCGTTTGCCGTCGGCACGACCACCGTTCCGCTCATCACCGGCACGGGCACTTTGGTTGCCGGCGACCATATCACGTTCGCTGCCGACACCGCTAACCGCTACATCGTGAAAACGGGTATCGCCGCGCCGGGCAGCATCGTGTTGAACCGGAACGGTCTGCGCGTGTCCATCCCCTCGACCAACGCCGTCACGCGCGGCGCGGGCTATCGCGGGAACTTCGGCTTTGCCCGGAGCGCTGTCGTGCTGGCGCAGCGTCTTCCGGCCCTGCCGTCGGGCGGCGACATGGCAGATGATCGCATCGTGGTCACCGATCCCGTGTCCGGCATCAACTTCGAAGTCGCGACCTACCGCCAGTATCGGCAGGTCTACTACGAAGTTGCTGCCGCATGGGGCTGGGGCATCGCGAACGAAGCGCAGATCGCAACCCTTTTGGGCTGATCTTTCTGAGGGGGCAGGTAACTGCCCCCTTTATCAAGATCAGGGGCTTTAACATGCTGTCACTGACCACTCTCGCCGTGACGACCACCGAGGCCGACGCCTATGTCGCGGCGCGAGGACTGTCCGGTTGGCCGTCGGACACGACAGCGAAGACCGTCGCGCTTCGGCGCGGCCAGGACTACATCGCAGGGCTCTACAATACCCTTTGGCTGACCGAATGGACGGTCGCGCCCGATGAGGTCAAGTTTGCCATCATCGAGGCAGCGTGGCGCGAGGCGGTGACGCCGGGGGTTCTGCTGCCTGATGTGACCCCCGGCACGGTCAAGGTTCTGACTGGGGTCAAAGGCATCACTTGGGAACGTGTCAAGACGGTCGGAGGGGTCGAAAGCCTTCGCCCGAGCATTCCGGTCATTGACGGACTTCTGACTGGCCTTGTGGCAAGCGGTTCCACCGCCTTCCTGGATCGAGCATGATGCCTGAAAACTGGTCTTCCATCGCCGCCGAAATCGCAACGGCCATGCGCGACGTGGGTTTTCCGGTCACGCTTCAGGCTACGGCGCTGATCGACCCGGCAAGCCCGGACCCGGTGCATGGCGAGCCGAACGAGTATGAGGTCCATGCCATTGACGACCAGATCAAGCGGCGCGACGGGAATGGCACGATCACCGAAACCGTGCGCGTGCTGACGGTCGAGGCGAGCGGCGTTGTGCCGGTCAAGGGCTGGAATGTGGTTGTGAATTGCAAGCGCCACCGGATTGCGCAAGTCTGGCCTCTCGCGCTTGGCGGCGTCGATCTTCTATATGATCTGGAGCTTGAAGCATGACCCCAGCGCAACAGGCAGCACAACTT